GAGGACAATGTGGCGGTGCATCACTCGATGGATGGGCGCGAGGACTTTCAGTCTGGTGCACGCAAGCCTTCATGACCCACCACCGATGCGGCGCATTTTGTCTTGATGCTCCCAGTCCTCCATGCAGTCCTTGTCACAAAACCTGCGATCAGATTTGACGGGTTCGCTGCAGTAGTAGCAATAGCCAACTGGTTTGAGGCGGGAGGTCTGGCTTCTGACTCTGGCAATGCAGGCATCTCGTTCCTGCTCCTCCCTTGCCGTTGCCTGATCGTAAATGTCTGTCATCAAAAAGAAGCCCACCGAAGTGGGCCAAAGGGCCAAAGCCCCGAAGGAGACAGCGTCATGGAGTCAATCGCTTGACCCAATCGTAGCAGGTGGCGGCATATTCCGCAGCCCTGTCTGCTTCTCGGGCGAAGTCAAGAAGAAACTCCGAAGCCTCATCTGAAAGTCTGCCTGGGGCGGGACTTGCAACAAGGCCGGAGGCGGTGTTGGGATTGGTGGGCAAGGTGCAACTACTGGCAAGGGAGTACGGGTCGCGCAACCCGCCAAGATCACGGGCAAGACGACGATTTTCAGCAAGGACAGAGTCCAGCTTCTTGCGAGTTTGGGCATTTGCCACCTCCAGTTGATTTGCCAGGGCTTGATGCTGGCGTTCGAGTTCAAAAGCTCGGTCAGTGGCCTGACGCAGATCGTCGGCAGCCTGCGACCGAAGGGCAGAGATTTGCGCCTGGTGCTTGGCAGTCAGGCTGTCATCTGTGATCCACCATCCGGCGAGTGCGCCAGTGGCGAGGCTAGCAATCCCGACCAGGGCTGTGATTCTCATGCCCTCTCTCCTTCATCCACTTGTCGTCGATGGTCGCAAAGCCAATGTAGGCAGCCACCACCCCTCCGACAAAAACATAAAAAGGCGCGGCGATCGCACCCAGTTGATCGGACTCCGTGACCAGCAGCAGCATCGGGAACAGCAGTCCGGCGATCATGCTGATCCAGGCCATCTTGCGACGATTGCGCCAACGGTCATATTCGCTCATGCGGGATAGTCCTTGGATGGCAATTCGTAGTGTGGGCCATCGGGAAAACGCTTGTGCAGCACATCAGCCGTGATATCCCCCTTCAGGTCGCTCAGAAGGCCCCACGTGCCTCCCCAACGAATCGGGATGCCCAACTCCAGTGACGCAGCGCGAACGGCCCCAGCAATCCGCAAATAAAGGCCCCAGTCCCATCTGACCTGACCGGCGACCAAAGCCCCCAAGTCAACGGCATGGCCTGTCAGATGTCTGCTGTTCATGGTCTGACTTGCGCCAGAGGCCACTAGCTTTTCCTGCCTGGACTTTGATCGGATGCCTTCAAGGACAGTGAAATCAACCTCGGTCAACTCGATGGCGCGTTCCACGACCATTGTGAGGTCGGGATGCACGCCGATCAGTCGTTCGCGGGATTTCTTGCCCAGTTTGAAAGTCATTTGTCGGCCTTGGAGTCCAGTTTTGCATCAATGTGGTCTAGCTTCTCAAAGAGACGATTCAGGGCGCGATCAAACTCTTCTCGCTTGACGTATGCGCCAGCGACCAAGACTTCGATCTTTGAGACCTTGTCCATCAATTCTTTGTCAGCAGTCTGCAAGTCTTTGAGTGTTTCCCACATCACCTTGAGCCACCAGCCGCCAAGAGCACCGGCAATTCCCACAGCAAGATTAAAAATTTCTTGAGTCATTCATTTTCTTCCTCAGCAGTGATCGCCAAACGGGTCAAACACGTCCAGCAGATGATCGCAAATATATCGAGCCAGCCAGAAACGCCAGCCCTTGCTCTTTCGCATGTGTCGCTGGAGACGGTCGGTCACCAACCACTCTCGTGGAAGCTCCAGGAAGGCGATACTGGCGATGGTCACGTTGGCAAACACGTCCATGGTGTAGCCGATGGCGACGAACGGCAGCGATAGCACCAGCACAAGACCCTTGAGGCGGTGGCTGAGGTGGGCGCGATAGATGCCCATCACCAGCACGTACATGCCCCAGAAGGCCCAGAGGAAGCCTATCGTCCAGAGCAGGATGGAGGTCAGTTCGGCCATGCCAGCACCGGCAGCTCAGCAATGAGTTCTTCCATGGTGGGCATCGGGCGGGTACCGCCTTCAACTGCAGCCAGGATCTCGTAGCACTTGGCCCACGTGGCGTCACGAGCTTCAACCGCGTACTGGCCCTCGGCCTTAAACTTCGGTACGGCGCTGGTCGCATAGGTCGCGGCGCTCAGGATGCCGTCGTAGTTCCGAGTGCGGGCGAAGTCATCGAGGTGCTTTTGGATCGCGGTCAGATAGGGAGCGAGTACTTGTTCTATCGAAACGGGCGGGAGGGCAGCAAGCTCGTCGGCGGTCATGGGGCGAATAGTCCTATCCCCCGTCTGGACATTTATTTCAATAATATTCATGTCTACTCCCAAGAAATGTTCAAACTTCCAGAATCGAAAACGTCAGTCCCGTTTATCGTCGTGATGCGTAGCCGATCCAGCACGCCTGTTAAATCTACCGCACACCCGGCCCATGCAGTCGCCGCCGTTCCTGTTTGCCCGCGAACGGAAGTCGCAACCCATTTATTGCCCCCCATGTGGGAAATGGTCATCAAACCGAAAGAGTTTTCAGTATTTGCCGTTGCGTTCTCTACTAAAAGGCCGGTGCTTGCATTGATTGTAGAAACTGCGGAACTGGCTCCGGTTGCCGCCCCGCTATATCCCGAAGTCTTCAGGGTTCCGCTTCCTAGTTGAACTTGACGGGGGCTACCGCCGTTCGTGCTTACTCCGTTAAAAAGAATGTAAATTCTTTTTACCCATGACGGAATATTAGTGAAATCAATAGCGGTTCCACTTACATTAACCGCCGTCCCAAGTTGGATCTGCGCGGATTTCATCCCTGCGGGGGTTACGGCTTTATTTGTAATAACTCCCGCTTGTGTTTCTGCGTCAGATGCGAAAGAAACTTGGGTAAAGGGGTTTTGTAACACCCATTTATCGAGAAGCAGGTCAAAGTTCATTTCCAACCAGTGCCCAGCCCCAGCAATATCGCCCACGGAAAGAGGAAGATTGTTACCTTTTACAATGGTCTTGGCAGTGAGTCCGTCAGGAGAGAATGTCGGTGTGGTTGTTGCGTTGGCAGCAGTTGCCCTCACGATGACCGTGGTGCCGTTGGTTAGCGAGACATTCGGGGTGAAGTCAGCCGTGATGACGTCCGCAGTACCACCGGCAACCGCAGTCGGGATGCCGAGCGACCGCACGACAGCCGCCATGTAATCAGCGATGTCCTGCGGTGTCAGCCCGTCGGTGATGTTGTTCGCTTGGTTATCAGCAAGGAACTCAGCCACACCAGCGGCAATCAAGGACGCTTGGCGCAGCGCCTTGTTCACCAGCTTGCTGCGAGCCACACCTGGCTGGTTGCCGATGGGTCGTTGGGAGTCGGCAAGATATTCTGCTTGGGTCAGCAGGTTCGTGCCGGTGTCGGTTTCTGCAAACCGTAGGATTTCATTCGTTGCCATTCATTTCTCCTTAAGCAGGTATCAGTTCAGTTGCCCATTGACCGGAATCCCATCCAGCAAGAGCAGCGTTCGGTGTCGCATCCCATGCCATCAGTGTGCCATCTGAAGGCACGACAGCATAGTAGTTGACCTTCACGCCCTCGGGCTTGAGTGGAATGTAGCCATTGACCAGCAGAGCCTGCTCAATGGTGTCAAGTCGTTGACCGGCGATGGCAACAGCCATGCTCATGTCTTGATTGTCTTGGATGAGCATGATGCTCTCAGCACCAAACGCACTCACCCAAATGTCGTAGGCCTGCGGGATTGACCCATCCCAGTTGTTTGCTGCGATCTTGGCCTTCAGCAGCGTTCGGTATGCGTCATCAGGCAAGTCCACAAGTCCAGAATCAGGGTCAAATTCGCCCTTCCAAGAACCGGCATCCCAGCCCTCGGAGAGCAGACCTTCCCACGTGAAATAGATACCCGTCAAAGGCGTGTCGATGCGGCGAGAGCGACCAATCCAAACGCCAACAGCGTCCAGTTGCACGCCGGTCGCGGTGTCAATGTCGAAGTCTGCTGGGATGCCATTGAGAACATCCTGAATCTTGGCAAATGGCGAAACCCCAGCCGTGATGGTGGCCTCAAACTTGGGCTTGTCACGATGCTCGCTCGTGATGAGATTCAGGTAGGTCTCGATGGTCATAGGACAATCACCGTCACATCAACTGCAGGATCGCATTCGGCAACTTCATCAAAGTCGAGCGTCAGATTGCTCGTGCCAAAAGAGCCTGCGTTTTTCTTGATTCGGATGAGCGAAATGTCAAAGGTTGCGCCAGCAGGATTGCCTGGAAGGTTGGCAGGCACATACAACTTGGTGATGAGCACATCATCACCAATTTCAAGAGCCTGAATGGATGCAGCCACGGCAGCCGCGATCTGATCTGCAAAGCCTGTCGTGTAGCCAGTCAAAGGCGTGATCGTCACCTCAATCCCGATGGTCGCAGGCGTTGGACGGAAAAAGTTAATCAGGTTGGGCAGTCCGTACTCGTCATAAGTCGTGACAGTTGTCGTGCCATACGTGCCTGTGCCTGGTGTTTTCTTGTTGGCGATGGCCTCACCAATCGCCTGAGAATCGCCACCTTCCACCACGATGGCAATCGAATGTGCAGGGATGCCATCTGCGTCTGTGCTGTTGCTGTCGTTTTCGTACCCACGGAATCTGGTCACGCCAGCGATCGATGCGACAGCACCAATCGTGCCATCGAGCACCGAGAGTGATGGCAGCGCGGTCGAAAATGTCTGGCGGCGGCGAAGTTCTGCATCAGTCTCGACAGGGTCGCCAACGATTGCTGCGGCAACGTTGTTCACCGTCTGCCAGCCAAGAGTTGGGGTTGCAATCTTGTTGATGGTGCTTGGTGCAGCCGTGATCGAACCAACATCCACAGCAGTTGCGGTCACGACGATAGAACCACCTGTGGGGATAGTCACTGAAGCAGGGAGGTTCCACTTTTGCGAGAGTGTGTCCTCGGCCTGTCCGTTGACGATGACGGTTCCGGCCTGTCCAACGATGGTCAGGTCTGCGGTCGAATAAGTCGCTGCGCGGCGACGAATGCCGTTGATCTTGACGTTGCGAGAGAGGGCATCGGACTGCGCGGTCAATGGAGAGAAGCTGTTGTAGACCTTGGCTGCCACCTGCATGGTGTCAAAGATCGCCAAAGCCTGAATAGCAAGCCACTGCCCGTCCTGAGAATCAGGGTCGAGGTAGGTGTCGGCCCCGTAGATGTTCTTGTACTCGTCTGTCAGATACTGAAGGACGGTCGGATAGTCTGGGTAATGAAACCCAGTTGCATCGACATAAACCAAATCTGCAATCGCCATCAAAGGACTCCAGTGACTGTGGTTGGCCCGAATGCCGTGTCAATCGTTGCCTGAATCGTGACTTTTCGATTGTCGGGGTCAAACTGCAAATCAAACTCAGCAATGCCCGTCACGTTTTCTGTTTCCAAAATACGCTGACGAATTGCTGGTTCGATGGTCTGAGAGGTATATTTCCCGAGGGCAGCCTGCACATATGGTGTGCCATCCACCTGGTCGAGAAACCACTCGCCAAACCACAGATTCAGGCGGGTCACCACGGCCTGAGCCACGGTTTCAGGCGTGTTTCGCAAAAAGTCGGCCTGCTGACTACCAAAAGTCATGTCTCCAGTATCAGAAAGTCGACGATATCTCATGGCTGTATTGTCTCACTCAATTGGTCGGGCCACCAGATGTGCCGCCACCAGTTTGCACTCCAGTGTGCTTGTGCGTGCCAAAGGTCACGCCACCGATAGTCATGCTGCCACCTGATTGTGTCATTTGCCCATTCAGATTCATTGTGCCGGTCAAGTTAATCACCGGCGCGGTCAAATTGATTTCTGACGCTCCTGTGATATTCGCTTTGCCATCTGGCGTGATCTCGACCAATGTGTCTCCAGCATAGTTGCGAAGCTGCACATTGGTTGAACTGACGTTTGACAGCTTCTTGGGCTGACTTGTCGGCGCAAGGATTGCAAACCCGTCCGACAAATCGTGCATGCGTGCCTCTGCTGGCGCACCAATCCCGCCAGACTGCCACCAGGAGTCGATGCAGCGGGACGAAAACACGACCAGCACCTCATCGCCAGCAGCGACAGGGAAGGTCAAAGCAAACCCACCGGCCTTGGGCCACACCAAAGGAACATCAACCAACACCGGCAAATTGACCAAGCGGACATTCCCAGACGGGTCAGCAACAGAGCCTTGGATGGACGGTTGCACACTGACAGTTTGGGCGGCAAGATTGACCGACACGACCGAGGCAGGCAGCGCAGTCCAAAGTTGGCTGGCGTAGCTTTCCAGGGCCATCCGTAAGGATTCTTCTGGGTCATCAAGTCGTTCGCGGCGATCCATTATGTTTTCTTCACTTGTTTGTCAGGTGGCTGAGTTGCGTCAATGTCCAGGCACACCAGATCGGAGTACCAGTCATTGCCTCTTGTGTCGCCAGAGTGCTCAACAACGAGCAGCCGGTAAAAACCATCAGACGCAATGTCGGCAGGCTTGTTCGCCTGGGCATCTTTGGATGTGTCCGCAAGTTTGGCCTGCGCCACGTCTTTCTCGTTGATCTTGACCTTGCCGCCAATTTTGAGCATCGGATTAAGCAGGCAGCGAGCCTTGATGCCATCATTGGTCTGCTCTGGCGTTCCGACCAAACCTGTCTTGCTGTTGAGCACCACGGCCTGGTTGGGCAGCACACCAGTGTTCGGAACAAACTGCAGTTTCCCGTCCTGAATTGACCAAGAGGTGTCCGAGGCCTCAGCCGACTGGCGCATATAGTCCCGCGCCATGCCGTACATGACTTTGCCACGCGCCAGTTTGGTGTCGCCCGTCTCCCCGATATAACCAGGCTTCACGCCACGGTCAGACATTGGACTTGCTGCAGCATTGATCTGGTCGCGTTGCGATGCGCCTGCAGCCAATGTGGTGTTCACCACGGCATAGTTGTAGGCATCGTCACCATCGCCTGCAGCAATGTCGATGTAGGTGTCCACCCCGTTTTCACGACCGAAACGCACCTGCTTGATGTTGCCATCGAAGATCACCCCAAGATTGGTCT